GGCAGTGGTAGAAGCCACTCTCATAACGTAACATCTCTTACCGCCATTCTGGAAGAATCCATAGACTGCATAAGCGAGGTCACTGTTTGGCATGAAAGGAGAGTCCATGCCATATGCAAAATTGGTAAGAAAGGCATTCCATGAGGTAATGAGAATAGGTTTACCTACAAGTCCTCTCTGAGTGATACCCATAAAGCCACCTGTAGAAGCACTTACAGCTTCAATAACAGGTGGATTAGGGTTATCTTCGATATAAACACCGGGAGACAAATACTCAGCCATTATTTAGCACCTCCTGTTTTCTTGGTAGCAGGAACTTCTTCTGTGACTACTTTCTCCTCTTTCGGAGGAGCAGGAGTCATCAAGATAAGTCCCATCTTCTCTGCACGTTTCATCTCTTCGGACACAAGAGCCTTGTCTATTTCTTTGGTCTCATGAGCAAAGATACGAAAAGTAGTCTTGTCTTTCAAAGTAAACACATGAGAGTTTCCTTTAATCTCAGTAATTTTCACTTGATTCTACCTCCTATAATTATTTGTTGGTAAGACTCTGGTTAACTTCAACAGTAACAACCATAGGCTTCTCAACAGTGATTTTCTCATCAAGCTCAACCCACACACGGTAAGTCAGCATTGAGTGAAAAGTTCTGTCTGTGCCATTCAACAAGTCAGACTTTTTAAGGTCATCAGTTAAAAGCACGAAACTGCTTCTATCATTCCCAGACAAGTCTTTAACGGGAAGATTAAAACATCTGTCAGGGTTATGACCCAACCATAGTCGAGTCATATCATTCATGTGAGACTGTAGTCTTGCCCAGAAATCAATCTGGTAGTAAAGACTGTAAGGAATAGCACTCTGCTCCTCAATCAAAGTTGCATTGACTTCATCTCTACCTATGACTACAGGTTCAGGATTGTACCTTACTTCGTCCCTCACACTATACAGGTTATAAAGGGTAATGCTTGGGTAGGTCTCTATCTTAAAGTCCTCATCAGGCTTGCGAATTTTCACAGGAACAGGAGATAGAACACCTTTATCATTTTTCAACTTGACTATGTTTTGGATATAAGCAATAAGAGCTTCGTCCACTTGCTCAAACCATACAGATTCACTTGGCATTCTATACACCTCCCGTCTCTATTAAATCTTGCAGTAAGTCCCTCCAATTAGCTTTCAGGATAGGTTCTACTTCGTCCCACGTTGGTCTTATTAAAGGTCTTGGCGGGACTTTATCAGTGCCATACTCAAGCCATATCATAAGGTCACTTAGCTTAGTTCCGTCAGGAGTTCTCTTCCACGCAGAAGCTCCTATAAACAGTGTTACATTGTTCTGTGAGGAACGGACTTTTCTCACCGTCAGATTATCTCTGAGATACCCTGTCTCTACATAGATGGTTTGGTCTCCACCTTTCAATTCAATAGTTCTCTCAGATAGTGGTGTCCACGGTAAGTCTTGAGCGTCAATGTGGTCAAGTAACTTCTCTAAAATCAAATTCCCGTCATCTTCAAGCTGTGCTTTAAATGCAGGTACGAGATTCACAGATAGTCCTTGCAACACTACTCCCGCACGAGTCCAGTCTCCAAACTTGCTCATGTATCTTCCCATAAGTCATTCCCCTTTCAGGGAGGTCTTTTTATCCACATAGCAGGAGAAGTCATACATCTGCCACTTATCAGCAACAAGAGTCTTTGGCTTAACTTTAGCAATAAGGTACTCAGTCCCATCATATACAAACTTCCCTTTCTTTAAAGTATTTAAGTCCTCCTCAGTCTCATGCGGAATCTGGTTAGCAATAAGCTGTTTCGTTGGTACAGTAAAGAGTGCGTCAATCTGCACCTCTTCTATTGGTAACTCCCCTTGCTCAAAAGTGGTAGTAATCTTTGCCACTAAAGCAATGGGGTCTTGATAAACTTTTTCTGGTGTCTCGTCATACACATTCGTTTTCGTTGCTTCTTCGTCCATAAGACATAACAAAGCTCTGTCAGTGAACATGATACTAAACACTTCTTCAATGCCATCTAAGAAAGCATTTTGAATGTCAAGGTCTGCCATTCAAATCACCCTCCCATCTCTTCATCAACACTTAAAGTCTCAAAGGACTGTTCGGCATAACCAGTGAGTGATGACATTTCTGTAGCTGATACAGCCACATAATACTTGGTCTTAGGCTCAAGTCCCTCAATTCTGCACTGAGTTTGATGTACGTCTCTAATCTCTGCCACCATCTTTGCGTCAGCATTGATATGGTTTGGGAACTTAAACAAGTCCACTATCGGAGATGTTGAAACATACACTTTATACCCGAAAAATCTATTCAACTTGACTTTCCATGCAACTTCCGCTGAGTTCTCTGTAACATTTACTACAAAGAGAAGAGGGGCGGGAAGAGCACCCTTTTCATAATTTCTCTTGGTGGCGTATCTATCAGACAACAACACATCAAAAGAAGTTAAGGTGTTTCCCCCTGCCCCTCCATCTTCTAAGTAGTCTTGGTACTCTTTATCCACTTGTGCAATCAGCTTCATGTAGTGAGTAAACCTTTGGTCTCGTTTCAGATAGTTGTTATTATCTGCTCCAATATCGTACAAAGGTGCTTCTTTCACAGCTAACGCATAATACAACTCCTTTTTACAGAGTAGTATCACTGGATAAACGTCCTCAGTAGGCAGGTAGTCAAGTGACGGGACATGAGGATAGTTTCTTGTCAGAACAATGTTCATATACAATAAAATATCCTCGTCAGTCATACTAAGATAGGCTTTGTCCTGTACAGCACCAGTAGGGTCTTGAATACTCACGTTCAAACGTAAGTACCTAATCATCTGGTCAACTGTCACTTTGAACACCTCCTTTACTTAAAGGGGCATTAACAAACCTGCTTGCATAAGGATAGACTTCACACTTGCGGGTACATTGTACTGCTTCCCTCTCTCAAAGTGGTATCTCTCACCGCCAACAGAGCAGGAGTGGTCTACTTTGAGTACTACCTTTACATTCCTCTCAGGAGCTTTCTTTTCAGAAGTGTCCTTAAAAATAACTTCGGGAGCAGGAGGGGCAGTTTCAGGATTCTCCCCGTCATTACCTGTCTCTTCAACAGGAGTGTCATCTTTCTCTTCCGTGGATTCAGCGGTCTCTTCCTGCACGTCAGCAGAATCCGTTTCTACAGTCTCCTCTTCTTTAACAGGAGTGACCTCCTCATCTTGCACGTCAGCAGTTTCAGGGTTTGTAGTAACTTCTGTCTCTTCAACAGGAGTTGCACCCTCAATGATATTTGTAGAAGCCTTTGGCTTAAATTTTGGTGCCGCCATTGTTTTTACCTCCAATCTCTTTTAATCTTCTGGTGCTTTCTCAGCGGTATATTATTCTGCTGCCATATAACCACTCAGTATTGTCTGGCAGTACATACATTCTTAATGTAAACGGACCACCGCACAAATAATGGTCCCAAGCACCACCTATTACAGATTCATACATAAGTGTTGTGTCAAGTGGAGCACCAGTTCTTGTAACATCATACTGTGAATAAAAACAACTATCATAAAACTTAGTTGATAATCCACCATTCGCATTACCTACTAAGTCCGGTAAAGCTATGATTCTATCGTTTACATCATAACCCATACGTACAATCCATGCTCTATTCTGTCCATCATCTCCCAGATATGGTTGGTTCGGAGCAGCATAGGATATCACATCCCAATCGTCTATCACCAAATCAGAATATTTTGTTGGTTCAAATGTATAGTAATATTTAAGCTCTTTAATCCGTAATCCAGCCATTCGTTCCCATATATTTCCCCATATATTTTCCATATGCCTATACTTAAATGCAGATGTAAAGTTGTCGCCAGTCTCTCTTCCTGTATGATAAGCTATGCTGTCTGTTCGACCGTTTATCTGATATATACCATATATTTTTGATGTCCCTGCTGTAATGTCAAGTGGGCTTCCGTCAAACGTAAAAGTCCAGGTGTTATTACCATTATCGACTATATTTGTTATAGTCCTGTAATTTGTAATCGCTGGAGGTATATTGCCAGCAGGTGAAATACCTGCTTGGTGACCAACTCTGAAATTTGTTAATCTATGCCCCGAAGTGCTTGCTGTTATAATATTGCTGCCAGCAGCGGTGTTAGTTGCAGCTACTCCACCATAGTTTAAAGCTCCGATACCGCCTAAATACTGTTTTACGTATCTAGTTCCAAATTCTATTGTTACTAATTTTTGCAACATCAAGAATGTAGCAAAATCATAGGAATAAAGTCCTTTTGCTGCGTAATCAGCAATAAAGTTTGTTAATGTTCGCATCGATTTTGGCTTAGTACCTGTATAACTGTATGCACCAGTGCTAGCAGCCGCAGTATCTGCTGTGTTGTATACCCCAACATAAACAAAATCAACCTCTTTACCGCCAACAAAAAAAGCTGGTTCAACGTTAAAACCACTCTTCGGCTCTCCTGTAATTGCCCACCTTTCAATATTCCCTATCCGCTCTCGCATGGAATAAAACTTAGGTATTTCAACCATGACATCACCGTTGGAGCCATCACGTTTAAAAGCAGGGTCACCTTGATAGGTTATTACTTTTTTACCATTTACAATGCTAAGATTACATAATCTTATATCGCACCATGGAAATACATTGTCAAAGTCATTTATGCCATTGTTCAACTGGAACGTACTACCTACAACAAAATCATTTTTTAGCTTTGCAGCATCTGCAATTCGTGTACATGCAGGGTTACTATCAGTAATATCAAATTCAATGCCATAAACACGACTTCTTGAAGTAATTCGGTTGTTCGCCTGAAATGAATTAAAAATGTCAAAAAGCAAATCAGGTTTCTCCTTACAATAGAAGATTGCATTCTTCAACTGTTCTTTTGAAGCTAATGCCATGATTAATCCTCCTTTACTATCTAATATAGGCTATCAGTTAAATTACTTACGCAGTCTCAATGACTACACCATAACCATCGTGAAGTTTGCCTACACCAAAAATAGAGTACCATGCAAGACTTCTCTTACGTCCGAAGTCCTCAACACCGTTGTCACGAAGTTCAACAGGCAGAGAAAAAGCAATACCGAAGTATGCGTCACCAAACAAGACGGATTGGTACACATCAGTAGCCGCAGAACCACCTTCCGCACCTTTCTTCAAGTCAGCGTCAAAAGCGGGGTCAGTGGCAGAAGCCGCACCATTGCACATAAGAGTAGTCTCAATGAAACGACAATCATCAATTCTGCCGATTTCGCCAGTGAAAAGCTGTTCAGGAGCACCATAGTTGGAAGCGTTAATCCACGCACTGTCATCACGAAGTCCTCTGGACTGATGAGGGTGAACAAAACAAATCCAGTAAGTACCACCTGCGGCTTTTGGAGCATTGTTGGTAGCAAGAATTTCAATAGCGTCTTTAATAGTAGACACTTTCATAGTGCAAGTAGCGTCAAGGTCTGCTCTGGAAGTAACTTTTGTGCCATCACTCTTGCTTGCATAAACTCTGTTAGTACCAGAGAGAGCAACGTCACGAAGTTCACAATCAACAACCATAGCATAGTCACGACCCAAAAGAGTAGTGGCAGAAGCCATAACGTCATCAAAGGAACTCTGAACCATAAGCTCAGACACAGCAATCGCATTACCATACTCGGTAACGGTAATCTGCTTAGTAGAACCGCTGAGTGCTTGAGTCTCAAGATTCTTCATCTCCTGCAATGCACCGCCGAGTACAAGATTATTGTAAGTCAGCATGGAGATAGTCAGACCTGGCTCAACACCCAATTCAGTCTTTACAGTCGCAAACTGGAAAAACCTCATGTTAGGCAAAGCCTTAAATTCAATTTCCTTAGAATACACAGTACGCACTGCGTCACTCATTTTTGTACCGCCATTAGTGACACCATTGTCAGTAACAACAGTCACAGCAGAAGCCGCATAAGCTCTAAGGGCGAAAGAGTTAAAAACTGCTTTCAGCATTTTCTTCATGTTCATGTTTAAATGACCTCCTAAATTATTATTATTTAAATAAGTCTCTTTAGGTCTTATTTTAGACCCATCTTCTTGCGGAACTCCGCATACTCAGGTGAACGAGGGTCAAGGTTACGAATGTACTCAGCGTCAAAAGTCTCTTCGTCCCCTCCATCTGCGGGAGCGGCAGGAGGAGCTTTCTTCTTGTCCGCAGGACTCTTCTTCTTTGGAGTGGTGATTTCTTTACCATCTTCATCGACAAGTCCTAAGTCTTTCTTAATTGAAAGAGTCTTTTCCTTTGCGGCAATAATCGCTTGGTCAATCGCTTCCTTTGTGTCACCAACGATTTCAGAAGCAAATATACTAAGAATTTCACCTTTGTTGGCTTCAAGCTGTTCTTTAGCGTACAGCTTGATTTCATACTCAGCTTTAATCTTGTTTCTGATTTCGTCCTCATTAGAAATACTCTCTTTAAGAGCCTTATTTTCAGCTTCTAATGCTTCAATCTTGGACTTCAATTCGGTGATTTCTTTGCTATCTCCCTTAGAGGACTTCATCTTCTCAAGCTCCTCTTTGAGAGCCGCATTCTCCAACAGATATTTGTTCAC